ACAGCTAAGATAGCTGCTGATGCAGTAACCGCCATGAAAATAGACTGGGCTTCTACTGGTGCTGACGGTGGTATTTGGTGGGAAGAACTAGGGCGCACTACTAATAGCGGTCAGTCCTCAATAGCCGCTACGGTAGCTGCTCGTGAGTTCTTAAAGGTTTATATAGTCACCAACAACTCAACCACCCTTGTTACTGATTTAACCTTCAACAGCGACACCGGCAATAACTACGCATGGAGACAAGAGAGTAACGGTGCGGCTGACTCCACTGATACTTCGTGTAATTCTATTGAGATAAACCCAAGCACATCCACAGTCAATAACTTCTATAGTATGGAGATCCAAAATATCGCAACTGCTGAGAAAAATGTTGTCTGGAATTCCTCTAGGAACGTAGCAGGGGCAGCCACAGCCCCAGGGAAAGTAACGGGTAGGGGCAAGTGGGTAAATACTAGCGACCAAATTACGACAATCACCGTGACTGCTTCAACCGGTAATTTGGGGGCGGCAAAGCTAATAGTGCTAGGCCACAACTGATAGGAAACAAAAATGGACAATAGAAAAGTACCTACCACCATCAACGTAGAACTCATCTACTACCAACTAGCTGAGATTAAGTCCCAACTCCAAGACTTCAAGGCTAATTATGTTACCAAAGAAGAATCACACGCACTCAAACAGGAGATAGCGGAACTCAGGGCAGATATAGCAGAGTTGAAAAAGAGCCGAACCATTCTTGGCTGGGTATACCCTACCGCTTCCGCAATTCTCACAGCAGTCCTCACGTTCATCATTATTGAGTTTTTTATAAGAAAGGGTTAAGTATGACCTATCAACAATTCCAAAACAAGTGGCTAGGCAAGTCCGTAGACATAGACAAAGTGTACGGCAAACAATGCGTAGACCTCGTGAAGCAATACATGTTTGAGACTAAGCGTGTACCAAACGGCTCATACGGCAACGCTATTGACTACTGGACACATACTCATATTGCAGTCAGAAAACACTTTGACCGAGTAGCTACCAAGACCCCACGACAGGGTGATATCGTTATCTTGAGTGGCGTAAAGGGCAATCCATACGGACATATTGGTATCGCTTCTGGCAAGAACACACCTATTACCGCACAAATCCTAGAGCAAAACGGCTCAACCGGTAACGGTTCGGGCGTAGGCGGTGACGCTATCCGACTCCGACACATACCGAAATGGCGCATTGTTGGCGTGTTACGACCCAAAGCCGTTGCAGCACCTAAACCTGTAGCTATCTACCACACTGTCGTAAAGGGAGACACCATGACCTCTATTGCCAAGAAATACGGCACAACACTCCCTAAACTCAAATCGCTTAATCCTCAGATTAAGAATCTAAACATAATCTCAGTCGGACAACGAATCCGAGTGAAGTAAGGAGTTCTATATGAGCTTGTCACCAATATCAAGAGGACAGTTAGTGAAGATTGCAAAGGCAGCCGTCTATGTCGGTCTATCAGCAGTCTTGGACTTTCTCATCTCACAATCAACCGACACGCAGTTTGGCGTACTCACACCAGTCATTAACGTGGCACTCGTAACAATTAAGCAAGCGTTTACAACACCAAGCGAACAATAACTAAGGGGTTCATTGTGGAACAAGATAAACCATTTGAAGCATATCAACCGCACCTATTCCCACGCCTAGAGCGAGCTGGGGCGTTTCTGAGCAGCGTTTGGAACGCTGGGCATGTTACAGAGCTATGCCTAAGTGAACACAACACAGGGGCAGCAGCCATGCTTGACCAAGCACTTGACCAACCACAACTACCATTCCCAGTAGACAGGTCTAGGAACTAAAACAATGGACGCAGTATTTGTAGCCCTCAACATTTCGGTGTGGGGGCTACTTGCTATGGGCTTCGTAATGATAATCGCTTGCTTAATGGGGAAGAAATGAGCAGAGGACACCACGTTTTATTTGAAGCTAAACTTTGGCAAGCACATGATGTGAATAAACAGCTTCGCAATAAGCCAGGGCTGATTATTCCTATTCGGCATGACGTGCATGATGAACTCCACAAAGAAGTAGCATGTATGCCTGTGCCACCATATCGTCAAGGGCAAGCTGTGCTGGCGGTATATCGTGACAACCCAGATGACCATCTCAGGAGTGTGTATAACCTGATGAACGCTTTTCAGGAAGCTATCGGACACCCCAGGGTCAGAGACGCCGAGCGTAACATTGGTCAGTTGGCTATCCATGTTTTAGAAACGCAATTACCTTTTATTAGAGAGGGGCTATTAAGATGAGCAAGTTCAGGGGCAGTTCAGAAAACGGCTACCAGTTTGTCAGCAACGATGGCTATGAGGTTGAGTGTGACCAAAACACCTTGACTGGCATATTCTTTAGAGACCAAGAGTGGTATGACCGCATCTGTGTCCTTGACGAACGAGACGGCTTGCATTGGTCATACTGGCGTGACCAGATAAACCCCGAAGTGTTTGAGCAAGTCTGTGACATCGCCTGGTACGTTGGGACGGTTGTACTACGAGACACCGCACCAGATACTATCGTTGGACAGTGGGAAAATGACCACCACATGAGCGAGGAGGAGTTTGAACAGTTCTTTGGAGAGGGTCATGATGAATCTTAACACCATCTACAACGAAGATTGCCTTGAAACTATGGCGAAGATGCCAGATTGCTTCGTTGATTTGACGGTAACAAGCCCGCCTTATGACAATTTGAGAACATATAACGGCTATAGCTTTGATTTTGAGGCAGTGGCAAAAGAATTGTATCGGGTAACTAAGCAAGGTGGTGTTGTGGTTTGGGTTGTAGGCGACGCCACAATTAAAGGAAGCGAAACAGGTACGTCGTTTAGACAGGCATTATGGTTTAAAGATTGTGGATTTAACCTGCACGATACGATGATTTATAGAAAAATTAATTACGTACCGTTGACTCACAATCGCTATGAACAAGAGTTTGAATATATGTTCGTATTTTCGAAAGGTTCGCCTAAAACGTTTAACCCAATCAAAATTCCTTGTGCAACAAAGGGACAAATCAGAAACCGAAAAAATTCAAATAAAGAAGAAGGTTCGGCAGTTAGGAATAGGAACGAAGTGACGGTAACAAAATCCGAAAAAATTAAGGGAAATGTGTGGGGAATGCCCGTATCAAATACAAAATATAACCATCCAGCAATATTCCCCGAACAATTAGCAAACGACCACATAATAAGCTGGAGCAATGAAGGTGATATAGTTTATGACCCATTCATGGGAAGCGGAACAACTGCAAAAATGGCAATTCTAAATAACAGGAACTGGATAGGTAGTGAAATATCTAAGGAATACTGCGAAATAGCAGAGAAACGGCTGAAACAAGCGACACTACTATGAGCAACTTTGAAAGATACAATGACGTTCTGAGCCTCATAGAAGCCGCCAGAGACTATCCAGAAGCCCAGAACGCTGCGGAACACCTCAAGCGTGGTCAAGACGTTTACAAGCTACTACACGCAGCCTCAGACATCATTGTGTTGGAGTTGATACGAGAAGCACGTTTCGAGCAGGATATACATTTACATGAAAGGTTTGGCGATGGAAACTAACGGCATGGATAAGGAAACGGTTTTGGACTACCTATACGAGTACCGTAAGTTCGCTATTGACCCTGAGTGTACTTGGAACGTCCGCAATTCAGCATGGGCTGAAATCGACGACCTTTTAGACCACTTCAATATCCTACTCAAAGCCGAGGTTGAGGTAGAAGTATGAAAAAAGAGACACTGGTCATCATTAAGCCTGGCGAGATTATCACTGTCGTTATAAAGGGCAAGCAGTACAGGGCTAGGATAATATGAAAGAACACACCGGAACACTAGCTTGGGGCGCACTTGTTGCCGGCGTGTGTGTTTACGAGTACTTTGCCCCGGACGGACACCTATTATCTGAAGCGGTGGATCGTGGGCTAGAACACCCGGTAGGTAGAATACTGATACCTTTGGCTGTGGGTGCTACGGCACTACATCTTTGCAACGCTCTACCGAACCGCATAGATCCCATCCATCAGCTTGCGGCACATGTTCGTGCGAGGTAAACAGCTATGGTGTTATATAGACCCATTCACTGATTGGGGTGGTTCTCTGGTTCACCGAATACAAACCGTTGTAGTTCGTTTCTTTGATGGTGACGTTGCTGCCGCTAACCGCAACAACAACCGCAACATGGTTGTATGAAGTAGCCGAAGCTACCGCACCGACTGTTGGGCTAGTTGAAACGTGGTAGCCTTGCTGACGAGCATTGCTTGGCCACTCGTTGCCATTACCCCAGCCGTTAGGAACCCATGATAGCCAATTCTTTACACCCCAGGTGCAGTAACCGGCTGAGTATGTATTGCCAGCCGTAGAACCACGCTGTGCGCTATTCTGGGGCGTTCTGGGCGTGTTTCTGGCTTGAGTGGCAACATGTGACGGTTTGGCAAGACAATGAGCGTTATCGGCTCGGATGTAGTGCGTATCAGTATTACAGTTATATGCGTTCTTCTTTATTTTTTCTTCAAGTGTCGGTTCTTTGATCTGCTCGACAATGGCAGGTGGTTTTTCAGTTATTAAGTTTAATGTTTCCTGCTGTGTTGGAATAGGTACACCCATTCCCGTTAGTAGTGAAAGCATAACGTCGGGGTTATCGGTCTCTTATCAGTCAGCCCCTAAGCTCCTATGTTAAATGTTATTACTCTAATGAGTAAGGTCTATTATACCCTAAGTCTCAATAAACTTGGGTTGTGGTTTAGACTTCTTTGACGGGGTATAGTTCACCTTCTCTGGTTTCAGAACCTTATAGAGTAAGAACACGACTACCCATACCGTACATACAAGTGAAATACCTGTATACACTAGCTTGAAGTACTCCTCGAAAACCTCTACTACTAATGGGTTGAAAAGTAGCATTCCTACAAGTGCGCCCATAGTGATAAGTTGATATTTTGTAAAACGTGTCATCTGATTGCCCTTTCTTTAGTTGACTGCTTCAGTATACATGAAAGCATAAGCGTTGTCAAATAGAATCTGCACCGGTTTCTCTGGCGAGTGCGATCCGTCCAATCAACTGTTGCCGTTCCTCTTGTAACCTGTCCCATTCTTGTGCAAGTGCTTTTTGAGCGTCTCTTACGTCATTCAAGTGGTGTTGGTTCTGTTGGAGTTCAGCTTGTAGGGTGAATAGGTCTTTTTCAATCATCTACACCCCTCACTTTTCTTATGTACCTTATGGCAGATTTTACAGGGTTTCATTCAACTCCTCTATCCCCTTTGCAATATATCCCCGCTTGTAGGCTTCCGCCATAAGTGCCTTGATGTCATTCTTTGCGTCAATCCAAGCTTCTTCGGCTGCTATGCCGTCAGCAAAGTCGTTGAGTAGTTCATCTATTTTGGTGCCAATGTTCATTTGGTGTCCTTTCGTAGCTCTACTAGGCGGTTAGTCAGGTAAGTATATGGGACTACGTGGAAACGTTCTCTTGATGAATACTTAGGGTCGGGGTCGTATTCAGTCCAGCCCCTAACACCAGATATTTCATCAGCCCTAGCTGCGCCCACAATCGCTTCCAGCTCCCTCTCAGCGTCAGAACCCTCTAGTTCTCTTGCGTAGGTTTGTATCCAGTCTTTGATTGTCATAGCTGTTCCTTGTCTGCTAGGTACTTGATTGCGTCTTTTGGCTTGCCCTTGAATACGCTGCTTGAGTTTCGGCTAATCAAAAACAGAATTACACACACAATGAATAGAAAGTCTATAAATGTGCTTCCAGCAAGGTACTGGTGGTTGAACCACATAAGCCCAGCGAACATGCTAAATGTGCCAACGTCTTTGATAACTGACTTCAGAACGCTCTCTTGGATTATTATAACTAGGGTTTCTTTGCTCATATCATTTCTCCTTATTCTTTACTGGTGGGGCTACCCACTTGTTAAATCTTCGTATCGGGGTGCTTCGCCATTCCATTTCAAAACAATCATGTGATATGTGCTTTATCCTGAATAGCTTGTGCCATCGCTTACGGTAGTACCAATGGCTTGTGATGCACATATTATCCATTATCAACTCCTTTCATGTTAGGTGCTTAGTAGTGGTGGCTGTGGTCTCTTGTCTCGGCTCATGAACCTCAATGAACTACCGCTACCACCACAACAAAACACCTGTTTGTTAAATGGTGCGAGGGCGTGACCCTCTCGTTGTAACGCTGCACCTTGCGCCCCACAATCACGACTTGTGGTTATCTCTTGGCTGTTGACTGCAGAAGTCCATTTAACTGCCTGACCATTGCGAAGCAGCACCAAGATTGTTAAAGTTCTACTTCTTTGGTTGCGTCTCGAACCATTGAAGAAATTAGCGATGTCTGCTTTGATAGCTGGTTGAGCCTAGCCACCAACTCCGATGAGTATGGCTCAGTATTTTTCTCATCTAACTCCTTAGCCGATACTGAATCAGCAGCTCGCCTTGCCAGACTTATTCTTTGGATAAGTATGTGTGTAAGTTCACCCAATTCACCAAGCTGCTTATCTAGTTCATCTAACTTCCGCTTGACTGGGCTGGCTACTTCGCTAAGTGCCGTGGCTGTGTTCTCGTATGTTTCGTATGCGTTGGTTTCTCTGTCCATCATTTTCTCCTCTTATTTGATTTACAAAACTGCGCTAAGTAGCTGCAAGGCTACAAGTGCGCCTACAAGTGCAACAATGATTGCACCGCTGACGAGTCTAAATGTTGTCATGGTTGTTCCTTTCTAAACCTTTTTCAGGTTCTTTAATGCGTCTTTTAGGTCATCGGTCACTTCGTATTTTGTGCCACCTATTTCTATGGTTTCGGGCTTGGCTTCGACCTCAACATCTATGCCTGTGATTCCCTTGAACACCACTGGGTCAAAGTTGGGCAGGTGTAAAAACTTCTGTCGGTTTTCCTCGTCAGTATCTTTCCAAAAGTTAGCCCATGCTTCGTTCCAGCCGTAAGTTTTCAAGTAGCCCTGTCGCACAAAGAATTGTGGGTCGGCTTTCTTTTCCTCGTCTGTCATTTCTGATTCTGGTATCCACTTATTTAGATGGAACTCGTAAAAGTTAGGGTGGTCAATATCTTCCCACTTGAGATTAGTTTCCTTGTTAAACATGCGTACAGTCGTTTCGGTAGAGTTGAATATCCCACTCTGTCTATTTGAGCTATTCCCGTAACCAGAGTTCCAGTCACCAGAGTTCCTGTCACCAGAGTTCCCGTAACCAGAGTTCCAGTCACCAGAGTTCCTGCCACCAGAGTTCCCGTTACCAGAGTTCCAGTAACCAGAGTTCCTGTTACCAGAGTTCCTGTCACCAGAGTTCCTGTTACCAGAGTTCCAGTCACCAGAGTTCCAGTCACCAGAGTTCCCGTTACCAGTATTTTCTTCGCCTGTGTTAGTATTTTTTGTCATGGTTGTTCCTTTCCTTTAGTTACTTGCTTTCCACCAGCGCTTGCCTGTTTCAATTACAGCATGGTTGGTAATCCAAGAAAGTCTGTCATCAATATCTTCAAGCTGCTGCTCAAGCTTCTCAATGCGTTTGTGCGCTGCTATGTCAGTATATTGAGTCTTGTATGTATTTGTATCGGTGGCTGTTTGCGGTATCGTCATAGCGATAGGTTTTGGCTTCTTAAGCGCTCGCTTTAAGCTATCGGTTTTGTAGTCTTTGTGGCTTGCTGTCCGTTTGATTCGGCTAGCTATCGCTGGTGATACGCCCAGCGCTTTACAAATATCGTTGGTCATAGGTGTGTTTGCCGGTAAAATATCAAGTACCGTTTTGATTTTGTCAAACCGTTCCTTGGTGATTATTGTTCCTCGTGCCATGTCATTCTGCCCTTTCGTTATTATTCTTTACTAGAACCCTATTACTATTATTTCTGGTGCGAACCAGATTATCCAAACGGCTGCGAGTGCGAGTATCCAAATAAACAGCGTCCATAGACTGATTTGCTTGGCCGTGACCATAAGTTTGTCCTTGCAGTCTTTACAGCCTTTGGCATGATCGTCATCCAACATTCTTGTTTCTCCGGCTAATACGCCCACCTGCTGCACCGGCTTTACGTCTTTTTTCTGGGGTCATGCAAGCAAAACCTTTTGGAACCTTAGCTCGGCCACCGAGTGCGCCTAGTTTCTTATAGTAGTCCGGGTCTTTGGCAAGGTTTGTCTCTGCGACTTTCTTGCCACCGGCTGTTGTGTTGCTCATTATTCATGGCTCCTAGTTTATTAACGGTGTGCATTCGTCCACCGCATCAATTATGATTTGTTCAGTAAACACCTCCTCGTTAGCGGCTGCTTTCCGATCAAGCTCCCTTAACTCGTCATCGGTTGTATGGCTATCGAGGTAGTTGAAGGTGCATTTACAATATGTTTCCTGGGTTTGGTCTTTGCTACCATCTATGCAGCTTTTAATGAATGGCTTTCTAGCTAATTCCGTGTAACCCTTATTGTTCGTGTACTCACCGGAACCTCTATTGGTCACGGCATTGAACCCCATTAGCCCTAAAGCAATGGTTGCCGTGATGGCTATTCTTCTTGCTGGGATGCTCATAGTTGTTCCTCTCTTGATGGTATCCAGTACATAAATGTGCCTGTGGCTTTACCGTCAGCGTCATATACCCGTTCTTTGCTCACTGTGATTCCCGACTCCCTGATTTCAGATATTCTCTTGGTGTACGACATAATGTACATACGCATGAACTCATGGTTTTTGACCTTGCGCTCTCGCATCTCCTTTATCATTAGTTTAGTTTGTGATTCCTTTGTCATGATTGCCCCTTCTTTTACTTATGCTTATAGTGTACGTCTTGCTTATACTTATTGTCAAGCTTAATTTGGTTCCTCTAGTAACCTCACCTGTTCCAGCACCTTAGCTTTATAGTTCTGCATTTGTTTCCGGTAAAAGATGTTCCAGGCTTCTTTATCTTCCGGCTTGCCGCCCTTGCTTGTGTACAGTACCCATAGAGCGTCTCGAACTTGAGTAGCTTGCGATTTACCGATCTCAACGTCCACATCCTCGGTTGGCACATCTTCTTCGGTAAACTCATTCTCTCTAAAGAGTAGCCAGCCTGAACTCTGTCGGTAAGAGTCCATCATCATATAGTCGTTAGTGGTTACTTCGCTATTAGTTGTGAATGATAACTTAACGCTGCTGTCGGCTTTACGCTTAGGTATGTCCATTGTTACAGGAATCATTATTATTCTATCGTGCATCATCAACCTCCATCAGCATTTTGAAGTTTTTGTATATGCTCAACATTGTTTCATTGAATTGCAGATCATAAACACCGCCAAGTATGTCCTCCTTGGGTGTGCCAAGGTTCTCGGCTAGTTTGTATAGTGCAAGCTCGATGTTGGTCTTTACTTGGAAACCAGTGTCCCCTAATAGTTCTTCTAAGTTCATTTCATGCCCTCCAACTGTGTTATTAACTCATCCACTTCTTCCAAAAAGTCTAGTACCGCATCCTCAAGTGACTCTATGTAGTCATCATCACGCTCAACTCTGGTGATAAAGATTGCTCGTTTAGCATCGAGGCGAGGGTCATAGCTTACGAAGTCACACCACTTGCGACCCGTGATCCACATCTGACCCTGCATCTGTGCGTAGTACTTCTTGGGTGATACGCCAGACAGCATGGTCATAATATGGGTAGCTGTGTTTGGTGCTTTGATTTCTATCAAGCCATCACTACCAACTAACCCGTCAGGACTTGCCCCGGCTTTGATAGTCTTGTGTTTGACTAGCCCGGTCTCGGCTACCTCTACGCCCTTAATCGCTGCGTAAATAGCCCTAGCGTCTGGCTCGTTGTCGATCCCCCATTGCATCGGGGCTGTAGTGAAGCTTGGCGTAGGCAGCCCTGTAAGCCGTTCAGCGATAATCTCGGCCTTGTAGTTGTACCTTGCAGCAGCTTCGCCTGACTTAATCTTGGTCATCACATCAGCAAAACGTGAAGCGGTGACTATACCTACCCGGCTCTTGAGCCAAGCTTCCGAACCCTGGATGTTACTTTCGTCCATTGTATGCCTCAGCAATCTCTTTAATCTTGTCAGTGTCTACTGAGTCAATAATCTCAGCCTCGAAAAAGTCCTCCTGTGAATACACATCAGCAAACAGCCCTAGCTCGCTGGCGCACTTCTTCTTAGCGTCAGTACCGGCAGCTTTCATATCGTTGCCAAAGTCCAGTGGGACTCTCTGCCCGAATGTATCAAGCTCTTTCTTGAACGCCACTTCCTTGCGGCCAAACTGTTCTTTTGTAATCCACTCATCGCCTATCTTTACTTTTAGCGAACCCTTGATTACAACCGTCCCGGTCTTGGCGGAAACCTCCATAGCCTCTTGCACCGGTGTCTCTATAGTGAAAGACCAGTTGAACCCAAACAGGCTGTTAAGCACCTGGGTAACATAACTACCAGCTACATAGTCCCACTTGCCACCACCTTTAGCTGGGCGGCTCTTTATCTTGTCTTTTGGTGTTGCTGTAAAAAACTTCTGTACTTGATCTTCCGTCAAGTCAGTCGGCACTCTTAGCACCTTAGATAGTTCTACTTGTCTACTCATTTCCTAAAACCTCCTTCATAAATATGCAGCCCTCAAAGCAGAATGAACAGCGACCTATGCCACCCAGCTCATCATTGCCCCCGGTTGCTTTAGCACCGCAGCAATCTGACACGACCTCCACCTCAGTATCATAAGTCCCCAACTCTCGTTGCATATCTCGTATTTGCATAGTCAAGAAGTCGTTGTACTCCTGTAGGCTATCTCGTAACCCCTCTAGGATGACTCGCTGCATCTCCAAACCGTCCTGCAACGCTGTGACTAGCTCGTTTGCTCGTATTGCATCTTCAACTTTCATGCGAATAATGCTCCCACAAAAGCCAGCACGAGTGCCGCCCAGAATAATGTTCCTAATACTTCTTCCATGATTGCCCTTTCTTATTTAGTTACGCTTATAGTTTACCTGTGCTTATAGTTATTGTCAAGCCTAAAATAAATAAAGTTGTGCTAAAATGCTAATTGCCACCGGTGAACTCTTTCGTTCATGATTGCCCAATCTTCCGGTGGCTTTTTTAATTGAAAAGATGTATAACGTAAGCATGACCGATTTTAGCGGCACAGTTTACGGTTCATTAGTCAGCAAGGCGAACTCTAGGCGCATCACACGCTCTGGGTTAGTCATAAAGAGCAAGGCTGCTATGGACTTCACGAATACCGCTATAATCCAGCTACAAGCCCTCAGAAAAGGTCGTAGCCCTATAGAATGCAACGTGGGTATGGATATTACGATATTCTACTCATCACGCAGACCGGATCTATCTCCCGAACTATTCTTTGACTGCCTACAGAAAGCCGGGGTGTTAGCGAATGACCGGCAGATACACCAATACACCGCCACGAAAATGCTGGACAAGGAACGTCCGAGAGTAGAGTTCACTATTTTTGAATTATAATGCTTGCGTTTAGGTGTATAATGCTGATGAGACTGTGTTCTAGCACATTAGATCATCCCACCTTACACTTCAATTTTGACTTCTCTTAGTAAAACAAACAGATATATGAGCCACCGACACAGAGGTGGCTTTTGTCATTGTGGTTATATAAAGAGAAAACTCCTTGCGAGAAGGAGTCTTTTCTTAACTGGATAAGTCTGTGTAGGACTTGACTTAATAATACCCGTGTGATTAACTATTGTCAACATTCTTAACTGGATGTTAAAGTGTACGGTTCACTTAGAACTGAAAGAGCAAACCTCTGGAACTACACGGATACCTCATTCGACGAAGTGACTGTAAGGATAAAACATAAGAACCCTTACACTTCAGAGAAAAGGAAACGGCTAGCAAAGTGGAAGCTCTCTAATACCACACTCAGTCAAGTTTATTGAAATAATACAACAAGTGAGGGCAAAGATGAGTAGTAAGGGTAAGAGACTAGCGAACGCTCGTAGGAGAGCCGAAAACATACCGGAAGTCGTAGCATTTTGTGAAGATGCAGGCTTTGAGTGGCACTATGTCAACGGGCAACAGTGGCAAATAAGAGTAGAGCAGGTTATGGACGTGTACCCGACCAACAAGAAGTACTGCTGGCTTCCGACAGGAACGTGGGGCAGCTATACGGATTATGAGAACCTAGGGAACATCTTTATGGAAATGGGTGCGTCGTGATAAAACCAGAACAGTACAACGAGCTAGGGGAGATAGTAGAAGTCAAAGAACCTGTCACCTATCAACGCACCATGACCGCTTACGATACCCACCGCATACATGAAACCAAGGATCTATTCGAGAGCAACTGTACCTATTGCCAAGACTCAGCCAAGAAGATACGGGAGTACTGGGAAAAGTCTAGCAAAACGCTCTAGCTTGTGATACACTGGGTGTACTAACTCAAGGATACAGGGTACTATCGATGAGAAAACTTGATGAGGACAGCTACATTGCACCACTATTTTTAGTAGGTGTATTTTTAATTTCACTAACATATTTCATAGTCAGGGCAGCTATATGAAGATACAAGAGCTATCAGAAGCCTTTACGCAAGAGGGTGTGAACAAACTCAAAGTAGGACAACTACTCCGCTTCTCATTCGAGAACAGCATGAACGAATACATTATCACCAAGCTCAACAAGAAGTCAGGTAAAGTCTTTGCTCGCCCGGTCAGAACCTACGATCAGAGCGAAGTAATGACAGAAGATGTGTTTGGCGACAAAGATGTGCTAGACCTAAACACACTAGACGAGGATATAACCCATGCGTGAACTAGAACCAGAAGCAATAGAAGCAGTCCTAAAAGCCGAAAGAGAAACCTGTAACCACCCACTTGCACAAATAGCCCTAGTACAAACAGTAGAACCATACCCAGTGATTGAACGACCAGATGCCAGTCAGTTGAACAGGACTATACAACATGGATAAAGACGTTGAGGGACTAACACCAAAGCAAGATATTAAAATGGGTAGGCCAACTAAACTAACGCCAGAAGTTAAAGAACTGACGGCAACTTATTTGCAAGAGTGTATAGAGAAAAACAAAGTTCCAACAGCAGCGAGACTGGCTGTAAACCTTGGAATAAGCAAAAGCACTTTATATGAATGGGGCAAGAACGACAAAGACTTTTCGGACACGTTAGACAAACTACAGTCTATACAAGAAGCTACATTAGTGGACGGCAGCCTAGAAAACAGGCTCAACCCGACCATATCTAAGCTTATGTTGGCCAATCATGGTTATAGAGAAAAGAGTGAGCAAGACATAACATCAGGTGGCAACGCCCTAACACCAATACTAGTAAGGTTCATAGGCGAAGATGACAAAGCAGAATGAAAGTAAATGGCTGGATGTACCAAGATACGAAGGTCTATACTGGGTCACTAAAGAAGGAACAGTAAGAGGCCAAAAGACAATAAAAAAGCAGGCACTAAGTAACAAGGGCTACTGCATAGTGGAATTGTATAAAGGCAACACCAGAAAGAAAATGTTGGTTCACAGGATAGTAGCACAGGCGTTCATACCAAATCCTAGCAATCATCCGAACGTGTGTCATATAGACGACAATCCACAGAACAACAATGTAGCTAACTTATTCTGGGGTACGCAAAAGATGAACCTGCAAGACATGGTTAGCAAGGGGAGGAACAATAACAAAGTATTTAAGGGCGAAAAGAACGGTTCGGCAAAACTGAAAGACGCAGACATCCCCGTAATAAGAGGATTGCTATATACCATGAACTGTGCAGAAATCTCTAAACAATACAGAGTACATAGAACAGCGATTTCACAAATAAAAAGAGGGATTACATGGCGGAACGTTTAATAATGGACATACCTGTTGAGTATAAGCGTCTTTTTGATAGTGATTGGCGTGAGTGTAGTATTTACGGTGGCCGCTACTCACTAAAGAGCCACACAGTAGCCAGAGTCCTCTTGATACAGGGTAGACAGAAGCAAATGCGTTTCCTATGTGCCAGGGAGTTCCAGAACTCTATAGCTGAATCATCCCACCAACTGCTCAAAGACCTCATAGAGATGTACGAGCTGAACGAATACAAAGCCACTGAGAACTCTATTATCAACCAAGTCACCAAGACAGAGTTCCTGTTCAAGGGGCTACACCACAACGAGCAGAGTATCAAATCCATCGAGGGCATAGACAAAGCTTGGGTAGAAGAAGCCCAGACTGTCAGCAAGAACTCCATAGAAATACTTACCCCAACCATCCGTAAGCCCGGCAGCCAGATCATCTACACCTACAACCGTTTGCTAGAGAATGACCCGGTACATGAACGCCTAGTAGTAGAGGGTAGACCCAACACCCTAGTGATACACGCTAACTATGATATTGCTGAGAAGTACGGCTACATGCCTGACGTTATAAAGAACGAGATAGAAGATGACAAGTTAAACCGACCGGCACTCTACAAACACAAATGGCTCGGTGAACCTAACAGCATAGAACGTAGAGTCTACAAAGACTGGATACAAGTAGACACCGTACCGCACGAAGCCCGACTAGAACGTAGAGGACTTGACTTCGGCTATACTAACGACCCTACCGCATTGGTGGCTATCTATCGCTACAATGACGGCTACATTATTGACGAGGAGATATACCGCAAGGGTATGAAGAACAATGACATTGGCGCAGTCCTCAAGAACGTGGACAAACCAAACACCTTAGTTATTGGTGATTCAGCCGAGCCTAAGAGCATAGCAGACCTACAAGAATACGGTATCAACATACTCGGAGTTAAGAAAGCCGGTGGTGATGACCCTATGGGTAACAAAAAGACTTTCAAACACTACGGCATAGACTTTGTAGGCCAGCAGCGTATCAGTGTTACCAAGCGGTCAAGCAACATCTGGCGTGAGTACATGGGTTACTTGCACAAAGAAGATAAAGACGGACGCATACTGAACGACCCAGAGGACGGTAACGATCACGCTATGGATGCACTACTATACGGATTCATGGGACTACGGCCACACAAAGAGGAAGTCAAAGTACCACAATACAAGCCAACAAATTTTATGACAATGGGGGGATAAAACATGAAACCTGACTTTGGAAAAGTAATCACTTCGCACTCATACTTCAATGGCGCACTCAAGTCAACCAAGACAGAGGTAGAACTTCCTGAACTCATAAAAGACAAGAGCCAAGCCCTCTCGGAACTTATGAAATGCCTAGAATTGATTGACAGCCGACAAACCAACCACCTCACGATAACGGTACAATCAGACCCGAAAACTGGTAGAATCAAGCTCATAACAAAGAACTACGTCATAATATCGGAGAACTCATGAATCATAGGATCAACCACGCCAACATAAAAGAGTGGGCTAAGAACTACGATGGCCCACAGTTTGACGGTATCTTATGCGACCCACCTTATGAGTTAGGATTTATGGGCAAGTCGTGGGACTCGTCAGGCATAGCCTTTGACCAAGATATGTGGGCTGACTTACTTAGAATACTTAAACCAGGTGGACACCTCTTAGCATTCTCAAGCTCAAGAACCTATCACCGTATGGCAGTAGCAATAGAAGATGCAGGGTTTGAGATTAGGGATATGATTGAGTGGGTGTATGGTAGTGGGTTTCCTAAGTCGCTGAATATAAGCAAAGCACTAGACAAACAAGCTGGTGAACAACGCAACAGGGTTAAAGTACCCGAAGCTGCAAGAGATAGTGTTGATTATGGCAAATACAGCGGTGAAATAGACGACAATAACCCCATTACAGAAGAAGCAACTTATTGGAATGGCTACGGCACAGCTCTTAAACCAGCTCACGAACCTTGTGTATTAGCTCGTAAACCTATGATTGACCCAGACATAGACTTAACAGAAACCGTTAGACGTGCTATAATAGATACAGGCTTAACAGAGGATATACAATGGAACTACGTCAGTGTTGCAGATGCGGAGAAGTCAAGACAATTGACCTATTTAAGCACAACCCATCTGCTAAGAACGGCGGAAACGTATGCAAGGCGTGTAAAAAGCAAACAGACGACAGATACAGAGAACGATACCGAGAGTCATTACGCCAAAGAGCAGAAAAACGATACAAAGAAAGACCAGACGACTACAAGCAGTACAGAAAAAAGTCTACCGAGCGACTTAAAGACGAAATCTTCAACGCCTACGGTAACGAGTGCCAGTGTTGTGGAGAATCAGAGCGAACATTCCTCACGCTTGACCACATTAACGGTGGCGGTGGACAGCACAGAAAAAGTAACTACGGCAAAGTATATTCAGAACTTAGGCGACAAGGGTTTCCTACTGGATACCGAACTCTTTGCTGGAACTGTAACTGGGCTTACCGACTTAGCGACACCTGTCCTCATAGCAAGAAATAGCGATGGAACTTATACATACCCCAAAGAACTACCAAAGATTATAAAAGGTGGCTCAAATACAGTAGCTAACAACGCTCTTAAATACGGTACTGGTGGGTTGAATATAGATGGTACGAGGGTAGCTCACAATGTAGAACCTGTTTACACCAATAGAACAGCTCCAAAGTCTAGCGGTGAGAAGATGGGTACATTCAAAGAAAATGGCAATATGGCAACACCCAACCCTACTGGTCGCTTCCCTGCAAACCTTATCCATGACGGCTCTGATGAAGTAGAGGCGGTGTTTCCAAGTAGTAAAGGCAACGGGTCAAAGGGCGGTGGCTCTGGTGGTATATGGACTACTGGCAATAAGCAACAAGTATCACCAGGTTATATTGACTCTGGCTCTGCCTCACGCTTCTTCTACACAGCGAAATCTTCAAAATCTGAGAGGAATCTGGGATTAGAGGAGTTTGAGGAAGTATTGGGCGGAAGTTTAGAGGGTGGCAACGACAAGAGAAAAGGCGACAGACCACAACTACAACCCACCAAGAACCACCACCCCACAGTAAAGCCTCTCGCCCTAACTAAATACTTAGCAACCCTTATCAAACCACCAACAGGCGGTAGACTACTTGTACCTTTCAGCGGTTCAGGTTCAGAGATGATAGGAGCGTTACAAGCAGGTTGGGATTACGTAGAGGGCGTAGAACTTACCGAGGAATACATACCAATTGCAGAGGCACGGATCAAGTACTGGCTAGAGTTAAAGGCCAAAGAGAAGCCACAACTTGAACTGATATGACATTAAGCACAAAACCCTATTGAATACAACGACAATATAGTATAATTCAAACATAGACTAGCCTCGTCGTAGATAGTCCCTAACACCAAGGACACTACGACACATGGCAATATACTTAGAAAAAGCGGAACTCCAAGACGTTTACTACGAAGCCGAAAGAACTGCTAAAGACTGGTTTTCACCTTTCAATGAATACGAGCGCATAGCTGGTAACAAACTCTCCAAGACCCTAGCCAAGAACATGCCGAGGGTCAATGACGGCTCACTAGCGGCCTCACTTATCGAAACACCTATGCAGGTATACCCATCTATGCAGACGGGTAAGTTCACCTCACAGAACCGCAAAGAAGCCTGGCTTAACGAGATAGCCAACATCACTTGGAAAACCAAGATAGTGCCGAACGCTAATACGCAAGCACCATTCTTTGATAAAGAACAGATCGCATTGTATCGTGCGCTCAAGTACGGTATGCAACCACGCTACAACTTCTTTGTATCTACCGAGAACTACACCGGCTCAGACTGGTCACTACCCTACGTCCGCAACCTCAAGCTCGAACCCGGCAAGTTTAGTGTCGATGACTGTGACTATGTATTCCTAGATATTTATTACACCAAGCTACAGCTCAAGAAGATTATAGATAAGCTCGGCAAAGACAAGGACACTGGTGGCTGGGACGTAAAACAGCTTAAAACCCTTGCAGACATGGCTATGACCAACAAGGAGATGGACGAGCAGAACATCAACGAGCGAGAGAAAGCTGTACAATCCAGTGGCATTAAGATTACCGCCTGTTTCCAGCGTGGCATAGGCGCACCATTCTACATGTTCAGCAAGCACCTCGAAAAAGGCTCGTGTATCCGTACCTGGAAGAACCCAGACCCAACAGGCGACCTACCTATTACCAGCCAGTATTGCTATGAGAACCTTGAATCACCATACGGTATTGGACGGGTAGAACTAGCTGGCCCAACTCAGAACGTCCTCGACTACATGACTCAAGCACATGTCTTTGCGACTCAAGTAGGGCTACAACCACCTAAGAAGATATCTGGCCCAACAGACCAAACGAACTTTAACTCACTGACACACACCCCGGACGCTCTATGGCAACTTGGTCAAGCGCAGATAGACGTAGTTCAGAACACTAACTCGGTCTATACGCAGTTCCCTAACAACTTCGGGCTATACAAGAGCCAGCTCCAGACCTTACAAGGCCGGACAGACGGCTCAATTAGTGCCGAGAGTGGCAATCCTAACTTCTCCAAGACAAGTGCCGGTGTCAAGATGCAGCAAGACCGCACCAACTCACAAGACAACTACCTACGCAACAAAGCCGACACCGCATCAGCTAAAATGGCCGAGAAGATGATGAACGTCCACATGGCACAGATGGAAGGCGCAGACATACTTGATGCAGCCGAAGAAGATATTGAGAAGCTACTCAAGGCTGGCTACCTCGATGACAACCCCAACACACCGGAACCATCCCCAGGCGACCTACCGATCATGTACGAAGAACTCAAGGCTACCTTCAAGTTTGAGTATGATGCACGACCAGAAGCCGATGAAGATGAGAAGAACCGTATGCTTGAGCTGATAGACATAGCCACCAGCAACCCGAACATTATCCCAGCTATGCAGCAGTCCGGTTACGAGTTCAACCTAGGCGAAGCATTTATGAAAGTAATCAACGCATCAGGCACAACCAATGCAGATAAGATACTGACGAAGCTCAACCCAGAGGATCAGCAAGCTATGGGAGTAGACCCTGCTACCGGTCAACCAATAGGTCAACCCCAAGGACAGCCACAAGGCACAGACCCACAGATAGAACAGAAGATGCAGCAATCAGACGAGAAGCACCAGCTAGACATGCAGATAAAGAGCCAGAAGCTACAACCTCAAGGTCAACCAGCCCCAGAAGCTATGCCACAGGGCGAAGATGAATTACAAGTCACTATGGAAGAATACGGAGTTGACGAAAACGTAGCCGGTGCAATCATGCAAGCTCGCGCACAAGGGTTCGACGAGGCTGAAATCATGGCGTATCTTAACGGAGGGCAGAAGTAATGAGTACTGACGATTCAGCTATGTATACCGGCGTTGATGGGGTGCAGGACGGTATCTTTGGTAACGAAGTCGTCGAAGAATCTACCCAAAAGAAGATTGACGAACAGCGAAAGCTTGTAGCCGAACTCACCCCTAAGTTGCAGGAGATTGTAGATATGCTTGAATCCGAGCGCAAACTGACACTTGACTTCATCGCTACCTATGTAGACAACACCAATGACTCTGAGGAGGGCGTGAAGTCCGAGCTGAAGGCAGCTGGGCGTTACCGCAAGTACCTATCTGAACTACAGACCAAGTTTGCCTTAATACTGAATGAGAGCAAGAAGCGATGAACGAAGATAAGCCAACAGCACCACCTGTACCAGACTACGAGTTTGATATTGACGCTATGCCGCTTACCAAGAACATCGTAGATATGCACCAAGAGGGTAACTGGTTGGTTGGAGTGACCGAACATGGCATCAAGTTCCGCCAGCATATACCGCAAGGCAAGAGATTAAACAAGAAAGGGGACAAGTTTGTGCTAGAGAACATGGTTGTAAAGTAGGGTAGTCCAAAACCGACTATCCTACCTTACACCCCTGTAAGAGAATCATCCACTTACGGATAGCACCTCGCCAGTGTATAAGGCAGTAAACCAAGGGAGATACTAATGGACGAAGCTAACACTTCAACCGATGCTGTAGACACTACAGTAGAAACGCCAGAGTCAGACCCAGTTCTTGACATTCTGACAGCCACAGAGGACGATTCGGCAGACCAAAAGCCTGCTGAACCAGTCGAAGAAACAGCGGAAGAATCAGAACCTGACGATGAGACCCAGCCAGAGGGTGAGCCATCAGAGGAAGAAGCCGAGGACTTGCAAGCCGAGGTTGACCCCAAAGAAGAAGCTCGAAGAAGGTACGAGGCGCGGCAGGCGGTAATCCGGGAACGTGAGCAACGTGTTCAACAGCAAACTCAGGAATATGTGAGTCAAGGCGATGACGAGTACGACCAACGCTTACGCCAAATGGAAGCCGACAACTACTCAAGAACAATCGAGCATACCGAAAATACGCTCATCAGTGAGTTCGAGAGAGCAAAAGCCAACCCAGACCTACAGATCTTTAACCCCGAAAACAAGGAGCAGTTCAACGAGAAGGCTTACGACAAAGCTATGCGTGACTATAACGCAGGTTACGTTGCCTACGACTCGAACGGCAATATGGTAGGAGTTAAGGGTTCACTTTACGAACATTTAACAGAAACAGCAGACTTACTCCAAGGTGCGATAAAGTCCGGAGCTGTTCAACAGGTGCGAGCCAGCAAGAAGATGCAAACACATGCAGACTCAAAGCCATCCGCAGCACCAAAAGAAACAGCGAAAGACACAATCCTTGAGATTCTACAGTCTGATGACTAAAGAAAGAGGAACATATAATGGCAGGACAAAACTACGCATCTGCTCACCTAAGCTCTGTTGATGAAAGGGTTTACCTTGAATCACAGACTATGGGAGCATTTGACTCAAAGAGAATCCGTTTAGATTTTAACGGTAAGAACTCAGTAACGATCTACAATGTAGACACCGTTGCAGAGAACGACTACATGCGAAGTGGCTTGAGCCGCTTTGGTGTTCTCGTAGAGCTTGGTACTGGTACTCAGACCTTGACACTTTCACAGGACAAGTCTTTTAGCTTCTCCATCGATCGTGGTAACTACGAAGATAGCATGATGGTTACAGAAGCAGCTAAGGCTATCAAGCGCCAGGTTCGTGAAGTATCAGTCCCAGCTACTGACGTTTACAACCTTGGTATCTGCTCGGCTTACGCAATCACCAACTCACAGGGTGTCATTGCAGGAACAGCAGTTGCTTACAACACCGCTTACAGCCTAATCTTGGCTCAGCAAGCAGCTCTTACAGAACTTAAGTACAGCAAGCAAGGTCGTACTCTTTGGATCACTCCTACAGTACTCAACCTACTCAAGCGAGACCCTGAGTTCAAGCAAGACTGTGATACTGCATACGCAGACAGCAAAAAAGGTATCGTTGGAATGGTTGACGGCTTGCTCATCAAGGAAGTCCCAGCATCTTACTTCGTTACTAACTTCCAGTTCATGATTACCTGTGAAGGTGTCGCTGTAGCTGTAAACAAGTTCGACATGGTTCGTACTATCGACAACGACAAAGACGTTGACGGTTGGATCTGCCAAGGACGACGCTACCACGATAACTTCATCCTTACCCAGCGTGGTACGGGTATTCGTGTATATACGAAGGCATGATTTTAAGCTTTCGTCAAGTAAACTAACAACCTGCTATTAGAGAGCAGAGAAATGGAAACTACCAATGCAAGAAGTACAAGAAGGAAATAAGTCAGTAGACGGATTCTACGAACACAAAGAAACGGGTACGGTTGTCGAACTCATCAACGAGCCAGGCTTCGGTACACCTCTCACAAACGCCTATATTAAGGCAGGGTTCACATTCGTCGGTAAGACCGATCCACGGCCAAAAGCTGAAGTTGTTCAAGAAACACCAGTGGAAAAAGTCGAAACAAAGGCAGAGGTAGTTGAAAAGACTGCTCCTAAAGCAAGTAAATAAGAAAGAAGGAAAATAATGGCAAATCCTGTAACTCCTTATGTCGGCCAAGACGGACGACTTTGGATCAACGTAACAGAGAACAAAACCCTTGCAGCTACCGAGTTTGGCTGGGTACAGAACGTCATCGTTGACGGTCTTACTCTGACAGCCCCAGCTTCAGCAACAGTCTTGGCTGGTGCAGGGTTGACTATCCGCAACGGTGGAGTAGTCCAGGCATCTAGCACTACTGGTTCAGGCGACGACGGAAGCGTAGGCTTCGTACTCACACCTGCATCTGGTGATGGTGTAACTGGTAACGGATTCACAGCGGCAGTTAACAAGGGTGTTACTTACGTCAAATCTGGCGGTAAAGTTGGTGACGAAATCACTCTAGCATCTGGTGCAGCTAACACCGCTAAAGCATGGAACGTCACTAACGTTAAGGGCGCTCTAGCTAACTGGACTCGCACAGCATAGTCAAACTACGAGTGGTATACGCCACGATTACAGGGCTTCACGCATGACTGTAACGGCATAGATACCACTCGACCACATTAAAATAATTAGAGGTTGGAATGGGTAAGTGGATACCCAGTTATCCATATCAGTTTCTAACATAGAAGGAGAAATAATATGACCACAGTAAGCGCAGGACGAATACTAGACGACAATGGTTACGAGACTCAGACTCTCGGCACGAAAATCGCTGGTGAGGATTTAACTAATGACGTGCTAAACACACGTGAACCAATGACTTACACAAACCTATCAGCATCAGCACTAATCAAAACAGATGCAGGTGTAGTATCAGGGTTTGTTGTAAACTCACACTCATCAGGAACTTTGAAGCTCTGGGATAACACCTCGGCAGCTACAACAGTTCTGACGAACACTATTACATTCGCAGCAGGCTCAGGTATCGTAGTGAACTTTGGCAAGGACATCCAGTTCTCAACAGGTCTCTACGCAACAATCGGTGGAACTGCTGACATAACAATATTCTGGAAATAATCATGGCTAAATATAAAATCACATCAGTAGATGAAACCAAAGGTCACGTAACATTCCAGTGCCTAAAGAACGACGGTACAGTAATCTCTACAGAAACTCGTGGAGACCTTCCTATAGAAGACAAAGCAGCCGTAGACGAAGAACTTAGCAGATACGCAGTAGAAATTGTTGCAGCGAGCAAAGCAGCCCGTAAAGCTGACACAGCCCTTACGGCTATAGTCGGAGTCGCACAAACAGCTAAGGAGGCTTAAGATGCCGCGTACAAGCATTCAGGATAGTAACGCCAGTTTGTATTTTAATGGTACTAGTTCACTAATGACTTCTCCTGTGGTACCAGACCCTACTGGATTTAACTTTAGCGTGTGGTGCAAGGTATACAAAAAAGTCGTTAACGATAGAATATTTGATTACTCTGATAGCGGTCCTAGTGGTGGTGCGACATTACTGATTACGTCTGGCTCAAGGGCTACTCTTAGTATATATAATTCTGCGTCGCTTGATGCAAGTGTATCAACTACTATAAGCCCTGGAACATGGACACATATAGTCGGTACATACAAAGTGGACGAGGCTAAAATATACGCCAATGGTGTATTAGTTGACCGCGATACGTCAATAACTATGACAGCTCCTACTCAAACACTTACGTTTGCAAGAAGGTCTGCCGCAGCTTCAAACTATGCAGGCGTGAACTTATCTAATATTGTCTGGCACAACACTACTACTCCTTGGACTCAAGAACAAGTAACCGCACTTTATCAAAACGGAACTATCCCTACAGGTGCTACCGCAGTGTACCCTCTTTCCGAAGGTGCTGGCTCTATAGCCTACGACACCTCAGGCAACGGCAATGACGGAACTATAACATCAGGCACTTGGACTAGAGATACTCCTACAAAGACTCGTAAGGCAGTAGGTGGAAATATGGTATTCAACGGAGATTTTGAGATAGCTCCTGTGGTGAATGTACCTACTACAACTCAGTATCGTTGGATAGACGGAACCGCTTCTGGCAATAATGTGCCAACCACCATCTTTGGCTGGGGGTTAGAATCACTAACTGGCACAGGTGGCGCACAGTTTGATACCAGTGTGAAGTATTCGGGCAACGCTTCAATGAAGTTGTCAACCTCCGCTGTATCATCTACGGTTGAGGTATCCCAAAAAGCAAACTCAAGCTTCATAAACTCGACCATCCCCGTGTTGCCAAGTACGAGCTACACTGCAACTGGCAGAATTAAGACAAATATAACTAGCGGTACTGCCACAACTGGCGCACAACTTAGGGCGATTGAGCTACAAGGCAATAACTCAAGCACCGCAGCAACTAACATAATAGCGAGTGATATCGTAACCACTCAAGACTGGACTCAATACACAGCCACGTTCACTACGGCATCAAATACTAGGTTTATTAAGATGCTATGTAGATTAGTAAATGACGGTGCAGCCACTCTAATAGGCGACGCTTGGTTTGACGACATCACCCTAACCAAAACCACTCCAGAAACTAGAACCGTAGCAGGAACACGCACAGTGGCTACTGGTAGGAGTGTGGCGTAATGGAAAAAAGAGCATCACTACGGCAACACTTCCAAGCAGAAGAAAACCAAGCTCAAGAGTTGGAGCAGTACAAACAACGTACTGCCCAGCTCAATGCTCTTGAAGATACCGTAGTTCAGGCGTTCAATGCCCTGATTCGGTTCATGGATGGCAAAACTACCAAGACCGAGGTAGTCAACCAGCTTACAAGTATCTCTACACCTGATATTGATAAAGTCGTTCAGGCTCTATCGAAACTAGATAAAGACATACTTACCAACAAACTAGACCTAAAACCGCTAGAACAAGGCTTAAATGGCCTTAAACGAGAACTCTCGCTCATACCAAAGACGCTACCAAAGATACCGGAAGCTAAAGATGCTGTGAAGGTAACAAACCTCAGTGAGATCAAGCTCGATACAAGTGCAGTCGAGAAGGCTATAAAAGGACTCAAGCTAGTAGCAGAAGCACCAATCATCCACGAAAAAGATGTAGACCTCAAGCCTTTGCAGAACATCATGACCGACATGCTCAAGGCTATAAACAACCAGAAGCCTGTTGAGATACCTAAGTTCCCGGAGATACCCAAGACCGACCTCACGAAAGTAGAAACCAAGCTCGACAAGTCAAACAAACTGTTGAAAGAGATCGTTGACAAGCCGGTTGGTGGTGGTGGCGGTGGTGGAAATGGTACGCCTTATGTAGATAGTACCGGCAGACCAGTGAACGTCGAGCTAGATGGGAACGGTAATATCCCTGTGGTATTCTCATCCTCGACCTACAAACTTATCCTTGATGAAACCACCACCACAAGCGTCACCTATGTGGGCAAAGCTGCTCTCGGCTCTGCAACAAGTGCTGCGGTCTGGCAGATCCAAAAGATTGATGAGTCCTCTGGTCTGGTCATCACATGGGGTGGTACAGGCGCATTCGACCAAGTGTACGATAACCGAGCAACAACGGTGGTCTACGCATGAAACCAATAAACCGCAGATACCACAATCTTGATGACCCCACTAAGCTTCCGAGTGTAACGTGGGATATGAGTAACGGTGATGAAATCGTTGTCCACGACCTTGCTACTAGTGGTGAAGTTGGTGACGGCAAAATAGAACTAACCGCACTCGCTCAGGCTGTGTGTGATGCGTATGAGGAGACTATCTAATGGCAGTTATCGTATCAAACGGAGCAACCACGCTCGCAACAGCTAGTGGCTTCTATCGAGCCGAGTCTTATAACCTAAGCATGTTCTCAACGACTGTGCTGGCGTTATCAAGTACCAGAACGATAGCAGTCACCTTTGCGAACGCAGGCAACGCACAGGGCTTGATTATCCCTCTCGCAGCAAACACCCACGTTACAAGACCAGTGACCGTTA